CCTATAAGACTCGCAGAGTCAGCAGTAGCTGCTAATGTTTTCATTGTAGCAATGTCGAAACGCTTAGCAAGAGCTTTACCTAATTCCTTAGAGTATATGCTTCTTACATCATAATGATTTTGCAATTCATCAATGTTAGCAATGAATGTTGAAGCTAATAGAACACTATCAATATTGATTGTTCTTTCAGCATGTTTAATTTGAGAAGTGTATCCTGAACTAGATTCAAGAATATCTTCTCCTACAGTATGATACTTCGCAGAAGCAACACCTGTAATTGGGAACTGAGCACTTTTCCCTGACGATATTGTACGAATAGTATGAAGGTCTTTCATTACGTTTACTTCTTCAAACGTAGTAAGAACTTCATTCGCAAACACCTTCAAGAATAACGCTGTGTTGTCTGAACCTCCATGTACGAGACCCAAACGTGACGCATTGAAGTCGCCATTTGCCATAATAATCCTCCTTATGGATTAGTTTTTATTGTTGTTATTTGTTGAAGTGTCCTTTTCGCACATTTGGCTTTTGAGTTGTCCGACGCATCGGGCTCACTAGTTACTCTGAACTAATTTAGACTCGAAATCGATAAGGGAGACAAAGCTCCCTAATTTTATTTTTTTACAATTTTAATGTATTTAGTACCTCTGTAATTCAATACTATTTCTTGCATTTAATACCTCCATGGTTGGATGCGTTCCTTCACAGACTATCTGCTACTTCCGAGGTTACCCTTGAACGTATTAAATTATGTTCTTTTTATTTTTAAACTAACACGTGCAGGACGTGTATTAGCTACAAATTGTTTTCCTTTTGCTCCTGCTTTCTTTTTCTTTCTTGCAGTAGCAGCTCGTTGTGCTTTACTAAGACTCCTAGCTTTAGCCATAGGTAAACATCTATCAGGATTCTTTTTATTTTTACTGGTTCCACATTTACCTTTTATAGACCCATCTGTTCCTATACGTACCCAGTTTTGTCTTCTCCATTTAGCTAGTTCCCCCATTACTTCTTCTTTCTAATTCTAAGTTTTTTACGCTTACTTCCTTTTGCATAGTTGGGGTCTTTACAATATTTTGAAGCCGCCATATTTGCATAAGCAGATGGATACTTGTCAAAGGTACGCTTTGCCCAAGCAATACCTTTCGGACATATTTTAGCCATTTATTTTTTTCTAGCTTTCTTAATTTTATCTTGTAACGCTTTTGGTAACGTCTTTTGTTTAGCAGTTAATTTTTTACCTGCTGTTTTCTTTTTCATTGGTGGTCTTCCACGCTTACTCCCATATGTTCCTTTACCTTTTGGCATAATTAGCATCTCCATTTTCTTAACGCCAACGCTTTTCTCGTTGGTCTACCTTTGCTATCTTTCATAGCACCTTTAACTCCACGCATCCTTGCACAGAACGATTTTCTTCTTTTAGCAGCTTTACTACCACGCTTTACTTTACCTGTAACAGGACGTTGTAGATTACCGCCAGTAGCACGATTATATTTTCTTCTTCCTTTTTCAGATAATCCACCTGTAGGATTCTTATCTTCTTTAGTCATGCTAACACTTAATTTTTTTCTTTTCATTTACTTTATAAACTTTTTTGAAAACTCTTTTAAGACTTCAATAATATTATTCCATATTTCTTTTATCTTATTCCATAATTTTTTCATAACTACCTTTTTGTTTAAATTAGTTTCATTTTTACCGATTTTTACTAGACAAAACCGAAGAACCGAAATAAAATCCCACGATTGCCAGTACCGACGAGCGTATCTCACTCGTCATTAAGTAGGAATTGGAAACAGTAATCATCTCTTTTGATACTAGTCCAAGAGTCGCTAATAGACCACTAGGTGCATCACCTTCAATAGTAACACTTCCTCCTATCAATCCCATTAAGAATGGAAAGATTATAACGCCAGTTAGTACCATTATAACAATAAACCTTCTAACCCAAGCACCACCTTCGCCACCTCTAGCAGCAGCTCTATCTGCACTATCATCAGCAGCTTGTTGTGATTTTATGTTTGCTTCAGCCATTTTTTGAGCATGTTCTGCTTGGCTTGCTATTAGTTTAAATACAAACCCACTAACGTTTCCTGTAATAAGTGATATAAGTTCAATAGGCATTATCTTAATTCCTTTAGTTTCTTACCTAAAGATTGCATAGTAAGTGGTACCGCTCCTTTTGCTGCTTGTGCTCCTAATCTCATAACATTTTTAATAGGGTCATTTTTCTTTAATTTTTCCATGGCAACTTTTAAAGCAGGATTAATTGAACTTTGCATACCTTTTATAAACGCTCTTTTATTTCCAATAGTTAATCCTAGTCTTTTAAGACCTTGTAATTCTTTTTCCATTATACATTACTCCTTGCTAATCTTTTTAATACTTCATCTCTATAAGCGGGGTCTGTTTCATATCGTTTATCCGCCATAGCAGCAGTAACTTGAGCTCTAGAACCAAAAGGTGGTACACCTGTACCATTAACAGAACCTTGTGCTATGCTAGGAGCCCCTGCTTGTTGAAATTGTCTATATAAAGATTTGATAGCAAACTTAGCTTGTTGTACTGAACCTGATTCAACAGTTTGATTATAAGCTTCTAGGTCTTCATCAGATAAATGTTCAGCTGCCCAATTAGACATTTTTGTATACTCTTGCATACCACCAATCTCATTTGTGATTTCCATTTGTTGCTGATTAAGAATAGCTTGTTGCCCTGCTATATAATTATCAACCATCAATCTACTTAATCCACCTTCTTCAAGTGCTTTATAAGTTTCTTCAGATAATTCACCTTTTTCAGCATACTCTTCAGAAGCGTAGTTTATAGCATCTTGATAAGTAACTTCTTCATCTGTTGTTTCTTGTTCTGTTGTTTCTTCTTCTTTTGGTTGTGCACCCATTTTACTTTCAAGCTCACCATAAGCTTTTGCCATCTCCTCAACGTTAGCAAACTTTTCAGGAAGCCACTCAGGTCGAGCATCTTCTTCCGAATAAGTCATTGGTTTAGTAGCTTCTTCTGCTTGTTCTTGTGCTTGTACATCTATTGCATTTGCTTGTTCTTCTAATGTAGGATTATTTTCTTCTTCTTGTCCTACTTCGTATTTATGAGCTTCACCCATAATTATACCTCCTCGCTAGGTTGTTGTTTACTTATGTTAGTTACTTGGTCACTAACTGCTTTTATTGCCGCACCACCCATACTTTTCATGGCTTGTTCTTGTTGAGCAGCTTGTGCCATTTGTTCTTGTTCCATCATTAAATCTTCTTGAGTCTTAACAAGTCCACCAGTTTTAATACCGAGTGCAGTTGCTCTACGTTTAAAGTATTCTGTTACATTCACATGACTTGCAACAGCTTGTGCACCTACTACTTGAGCAGCACCTGCTAAGAATAAATCTAATTTTTGTAAATCATTTCCTCTACCTAATGCTTCTACACCTGTAATAACAACAGGATTTACAATATCTTTTGGTAATTTAGGTATACGTTTATTTTTATTCATTACTGTTAATAAACGATTTATCATAGGTAATTGTAATTCATTACTTAATAAAGAATATAGACCACCTAAAGATGACTCTAATTCTTGAGAAAGCATACGTATTTCTTCAGCAGTAACTCTTTCTGCTTTACGAACTACATTACTAGTTAATAAGAAAGCATGTCCTAATCTATCTCTTATCGCATTGATAGTTTCTGAAGCGATTCTAAAGTCATTAAATTTATTTAATTGTAATACAGATATATCATTAGCATTACCTTGAGTTATAGCACCATTAGGACTTTCTGCTAATGTTCTAGCTCTTGTTGTACCATTAGGATTTACTAAAAATAATACTTTAGCAGCAGCACTAGAACCTTCTACAATAGCTTGTGTAAGTTTTTCTAATGATTGTAAATCACCAAGATATTCTTCTACATAGCCACGACCATAATCCTCACCATCTATTTTACTAAAACGTAAAGGAATATAAGGTAAATTATCTTCTTTATACATACCTGCTGTAGGCATTTGTATACCTTTAATATCTTGATATACTTTATAACCATCACAACATCTAACTACTGCTGTATATAAATCACAATTATCTGTTTTATCTTTTGAATAACCTGATAAAGCTTCTTGCATTTCTTCAGGTAAAGCTTTGTATGCTATTGTTTCTTTTGTAGCGATAGTCATAATATTACCCATAGGGTCACGTTTTATAATATATCTATCTAAATGAAAGACACGTAAACCACCTTCATCAGGCATATATAACAAAGCATTACCAGTAACTATAAGATGTTTAAGAGCTTCATGTATTCCTACTCTATATGATTGAGCAGATACTTCATCCATCAAAGCATCTTCAATACGTTGTAATGTATTATCTATTTGAGTTAAAGCTTCTTCAGGAGCTCCTTCTTGACTTAAAATATAGTCATCAACATTCAATCTAAAAAAGGGGGCATTAGGTGGCAAAAGAGCAAGTAATAATTTAGATGCGAGGTTGTTGACTCCTCTAGCACCTATGCCCTGAAAAGGTGTTTCTAATCTACTGTGTGCATTGAACCCATCTTCAGGCATTATATAAGGAATACTTAGTCTAGCTGAAGTTCTAGCTCTATCAAGGTATGTATATCTATCACCCTCACATTTTTGGTATATTTGTTCAGCTGTTTCTTCGATATGCATAAAGTTTCCTTGTTAAAATTAATCCTAATCCTGATACAGCAATTAAACTAATAGTTAATGGTTCAGGTATTTGTTGCTCGTGATGATTGTACATATAGTCTTCAAACGTACAAAATTGATTTTCATTTATCCATAAATCATAATATTGCCAATAAATATCAAGTTCTTCTTCTTCAATAACTAAATAATTAGGTATATCTATGACCCATTCATTATCAGGTTTTTTAACTATTAAATCTGCTTGTGCTATACAACTTCCTAACATAAGCGTTAGCACTATTCCTAATAATATTGTTACAGTTTTATAATGATATGTTAATAAATTCATTTCTTTTTCTTTGTTAAAAAGTTAATTATTTTATACAACTTACTATCTTTAGGAAAAAACATTGATATAGTAGCAAGAAAACCAAGAATACCCAAGCCAATTCCTACAGCATGTTCTTGTATATGTTCCCAAATAATATTAAAATGTGTCATTTCATACTCGCTTCTTGTTCATCATAAATAGATGGCGGTCTTGCTGACCTTGTCATAACTCTTTCAGCTTGTCTTTGTTCGTCTGTTTTATTTCGCTCTTCTCCAACTGGAACACCAAAGAAAGATTTAATGATTGGTATTTCTTCTCCATACTTACTGTGTCCTACAGGTATAGTATCTTTAATGGTACCTGTTTCCACTAGCTCTTGTATCATAGGTGTAGCTTTATCAACAGCTTCTAGGTTAGCTGCTTGAGTTTGGACTGAAGATACGAAAGCTTGGATTCCTGTATTGCTAACTTGGTTTGTAACTTCTGTACTAATTGTTTCTGCACCTTTTGTATTAAAGTCAGAATATATATCATCATTTTTGTGTTCATTTTTATCATCCTCATATAAGTAGCCTTTAAAAACTACTTTTTTTCCCATTTACACAACCCTCGTTACCGCTATTGCAAACCAACATAAAAGAATCATAAATACTTCATTCATTAATCTTCCTCTATATAATCACTTAAAGGTGTTTCTTCTTTTTCAGGTAAAGCACCACCTATTAATAAACTTCCCTCATCACTACCTACAGGAAGTTCAGCTATTGTTGTTTCTTTAATTAACTTATTTAATTCTTCTTCTTCATACACATCTAAAGTATCTTTAGCTTGTAGTTCCGCTATTCTATCTAGAGATTGTTGTTGAGCTAATTCTAATAATTCTTTACCCGTCATACTATTACCCTAAAGTTTTTAATGTATATTTGTTCTCCTGTTTCAAAGTCATCATAAAATGCAAATTGCACTCCATCAGTATTAGGTGTATAATCAATACCATTATGTTTTTTACCTGATGTTTGACTAAAAGCATCTCCTGAAAAAGCTGTAAGATTTCCATTTATTCTAAAACCTCCAAAGACAGTTTTATCAACAGCCCCTAATTGAGCGTTACAA